TCTATTTGAGCTTGAGTTATCGTAGTTAAAGGATAACCAGTTACTGTAGTTGAGGTTGGAAATGTTTGAGTTCCGCTGGCTGTACCTGAAGAGCTTGGTACATCAAAAAAAGCTGGAAGAGTTCCAGTTGCGGGATTGTATGTACAGGTACCTATTGTTTTAAAAACATCTAGTTGTTCTTGTACACTTTTATAACGATCGCCATATTCGCTTTCGTTTTGAGGCACACGCATTTGTTGGTTTATTGTTTCAAAATAACCATCTAACACCTCTAGTTGAACTTGAGTTGCTAGCTTATTAAACTCATCAGGAGTTAAGTAACCTCTTTGCTCCTTGTTTATTATTAATAAGACGGTTTTGTAAACCTGATCTACGTTTATTGCCATGTTGATTTTATTATGTTAATAATCAGGCAGCCACCTAGTGACCACCTGTTATTATAATTACCTGTTATTTAAGTTTTTTCTGAATAGACTTGTATATTTCTACACCTTCGTCTGTCTTCAAAAAAGCAGCAAATGCTGAATAAGGATTTTCATCAAATGGAACAGTCATTAATTTTTTACCATTAGTGACCCAAGTGATGGATCTTTGATCTTGTGACAAAGCTATAATATTAGCTTCAGTCGCTTTTATACCAAAATTCCTTAATGTAACATTTTCATCACTTGCAAGTTCTACAAATAGAGTTGGATTCTTTTTAGCAAATAAAAGTAAATCTCTTTTAATTTCTTTAGAGCTTAATTTACTTACACCTGATCCAACTTCTACTCTTAAAACAGCTTCAGCGTGATCAATATCCATATCTCTAGCTGCATTCATTGCATTTATTTCGTATTCTAATTCATCCAATTCTGTAATAGCAATTTTTTGAGGTTCTAATTCTTTAAACCTATGTGTTTTTAATGGATGATAAATAGATAAAAGCTTTTGTAAAGCTTGTTGTTCTTTTTTTACAGCTAAAACTCCGTCTGTAAACATTATGTGACCCATCGTGGCCTCTCCTTTTTGTTCATCTACAAATACAGAAGACTGATTAGTTGCATATCTTAATTCTCTTTGGGTTCCCGTACCTTCATCAAACCACAGTAAAGGATGTTTTCTTGTATGTTTACTAGGAATTGTAAAAGTTATTGGAGAAACACTTCCCGTTAAATAATAGTTTCTATCTTTGATTTCCCAACCTTCTGGTTGAGATATTTTTTGTTTTGACATAATATAATATAATTAAATAGTTTAAAAGTAATAGTTACCCCCGTAGTTACAACGAGGGTAAGAATTACATAATTTTGAATCCTTAGATTCCTTTGAATAATACAAAGTTATTAGCAGCTTGAGTTACTAAACATCTTTCAGATAAGAAGTTAACTTCCATCGCATCTAAAGATGAAGTGAAAGCACCACCTACTGAACCAGTTAACCAAGACTTCATTCGTCTGTCATCAGCTTGTGAAGCTCTATAACGTACGTGTAAGAATGGTCTTCTAATGTTAGTACCTAAAATCTGATCATAAACAGTTGATGTACCAGCTGGTATTAAAACTCCTTCTATTGAAGCAGGTCCAACTTGTGCACCTCTTGTAGAAGCATCATTTAAATATTTCCAGTCTGTTTTGTAAAAATCGTAAGAACCTCTTCTAAATCCTGAGAAACCAAGATTTAAAGCCATTTCTTCAGAGTTTTCAAATAAACCGAAAGCAGTTCCTCCAGCAAATCCACCAGAGATTGATCCTAGCATATCATCAAAATCAAGATTAGAAGATCTATTTAAGAAAAGCATGTTTTCTTCGATAGCTCCTTGAGTATCTAAATTTTTAAGAATTGCATCAAATGAATCTAAACCAGCAGCTGCGCTAAATCCTACTTGTACATTACCTCTTGCTGTGATAGCAGCAAAAAGACCTTGCGTACCTGCACCTTGAGCAGTTAATGCACCAGGTCCACCAGCAGATAATTCACCTTCTACCATAGCCATTTCTAAGTAATCTTCAAATCTAAGTCTAGTTTCAGACTCAGCTTTTAAGTACCATAAATAACCTCCAGTACCATCTTCAGTAGCAACTTCTACCCAACCGATCTGAGCAGTGTCAGAACCATTGATAGTATAAGTACTTCTAATTATGATAGGTTGATTAGAAAATTGAGTAAATGAAGGAGTAACCGTCACCATAGGGTTGTTTGCAACATTGTATTGATTTACACCAGAGATACCGTTACCAGTTGCTGATCCTTTTTGAAAATCAGAACCATATACAAATATCTTTTTTCCAGCTCCATCAGCAATACCAGCAGCAGCTAATGTTGCAAAACCATAAGGCTCTACAGTTAGTAAACCTGTAGCTGTTTGAGATACTCTAACAAAACATTTCGCTTCGTTTCCAAAGTTATCCATTACAACAATTGTTGCGCCTGGAGATATTACATTTACAATTCCAGCAGCAATAGGAATTGAAATTGTTCCAGCAACAGATGCAGATGTACAGTTGTTATAAGCGATGTGTAGTCTATTTTGTTCAGACCAAATTACTTGATCCGATGTCATTGGCATTTCAGCGCCAACCATGCGTAAGAAACCAGATAAAGTTCTGTTTCCGTATCTTTCTACTTCTTGTTCATACAATTCCGGTAGGTATTGTTGAGCAAAGTTATTGTCAGCACCTCCTGTGGTACCATCAAATGTTAGAAAGTTGTTGTTTAAAATTTGTTGAGATTGAGAGGGTATAATACTCCCAAACTGTGGACTTAAAGCCATAATTTTTAATTTTTAATTAATTAGTTAAATTTCTTAGTTTTTATTCGTAATTTTGATGAATCTAATCCACTAATCGATTTTACTTTTAATCCGTTTATGAAAACATTTCCATCGGCAACTTGCCTAGGTTTGTCTGTCGAAGGATTCTTAGAACTTTCGATAACGTTTTTAACGCCATCTGCTTTTCCTTGTTCATAAAAGTGATGAGCAATTTTATCAGCATTCATGGCAGCATACATTGCTTTGTGATACCCTGCTGGATCTACAATTTCACCTTTGTCATTTGAATATTTATTGACAAAGTTTTGTACATCTGCTTGTGTTTCACCAACTTTAACCGGATCTTTTATACCATATCTAAATTTCTTTTCCCCCACGTTGAAATCAAAACCTTTGAATTCTTGAGAAAAAAGCTTTTTAGTGTTATCTCTAAAATCTCCATGTAATTGTTGTACAGTTTCTTGCTGCGCCTTATAGTTGTCGTAAAAACTCATAGCTTCTTGCTGTTCTTTAGTAACGCCCGGTCTCAACTTGATCTCGTCGTAATATTTACTTTTTGAACCTTCTAGATGCTGTGTAGCTTTTGCAACCTCTTCTTTGTAAGCAAGTTTCTTTTTACGAACGTCCCTTGCTTCGTCTACATCTTCGTCAAAGTCAAAATTGTCTTCCATAAGGAAAGCAATTTCTTCTAAATCTAAATGCGGTTTTGTTTTTATATAGTACTCTTTTAGTAGTTGCCCACTGTTGAGTTTAGAGTAATCTTTATTAAGTGCTACGTAATCTTCTACACTTCCACCAGTTTCTTCCATAAATGAAACTAGTTTTTCAATATTTTCAGGTAAAGGTTTTCCAAGAACTTGCTCATCTCTTTTAGCTTCTGCAACTTCTTGTTTAATTTCTTTAACCTCTGTTTTTTCTTCTTCAGTTATTTCTTGGATGGGGGAAATTTCTTCAACAGCCGTGCTGGGCTCTTGTAATTGTTTTTCTCCTCCAGTTCCCACGCTGCCGCTATCTTCGGAAGATTCGCCCACAGGTATCTCTTTTGTTTCTCCGATTTGAATGGCATCGCTTTGTTCTTTAGGTATGGTTACTTTAATAACTTCAGGAACAATTTCTCCTGTAGCTTCTGGTTTAGTTAAATCCACTTTTATTGGATCATTTTCACTAAGACTTCCTAAATTTTTAGGTATTCTTTTTTTTGACTTTAACTTAAAGTCACCCTCCTGTTTAACAGGTTCATTTGTTTTTGTTTCTTCTGACATGATAAAATATTATATAATTGTTATTTTTTATTAAGACATAAATCCATCTAGATCAAATGCCCCCGCTCCACTACCACTGCTTTCGAAATCAACTGGTGGTGAATCATTTTGTCGTTGATTAATCAACTGACTTTGTTGAGTTCCTTGTAATTTAACTCGTTTATCTTTACGATCTTCTATTTTTGTTTCCTTAGAACCTTCAGTTCCTATTTTTATTTGAGCTAACTGCTTGTTATACTCAAACTCTTGAGATAATAATTGAGATTTAATTTGCAATTCAGTTTGCATTCTTTGTATCTCAAATTGAGATTTAGCTTGCTCAACATTAACCTTTTGTTCAGTTAAAGCTTGTTGCTTTTGAACCTCAGCCATAGCTGTTTTTTCAGCAGTTTCAGCTTGAGCTTGAGCTTGAGCTTGTACCATTTGTTGTTGATTTGCTTGATCTCTTTCTAATTTCTTTTTACGTTTTAACTTTAGTAATTGATTTGCTAGTTTTAGATTTTTTATTTGCCTTATATCTATAGCGTCTTCTAAATCTATACCACCAGATTGTAAAGCTATTTGAATATTTTGTTCTAATGCTGCTTTTTCTTCATCATCAGGTTCAAGTTCTAAAAATATTCCAAAGTCATGTAAGTTTAAGTTTCCTACTTCTTGCAATGTCTGGGCATTATATAAAGATATACTTTCTATTAAAGAATTACGTGTTAAAGGAAAATTAAGAACATCAGCTAGTTTTAAAGATATATTTTCACATATTCTTAAAGATAAATATAAACTTGCTTGATTAATGTGTTTAGTAGCTATATTAGATTGATTGGCCGCCATTTTAGCTAAACCGACTAAAGCATCTTTATCAGGTAAACTACCATCCCTTGCTTCATTAAGCCCGGTCACGTCTCTTATCATTTGTAAATAGTATTGATAAGTTTGTATTAAACTTTGCAATTTAGCTCCACCAGAAGAAGATGAAAGTTCTTGTATAGGAACTTTACCTCTATTCATTTCACCATCTTGAGTTAATGATCTACCAACAACACTACCAGTTTGAAAATACATATTCAATGCTTCTGCTGGGTTATAATTTGTACCATTACCTAAGTCAACCTCAGCTAAACCATCCATATCTAAAAACACTCCATCAGGTACTAATCTAGCTAACACTTGTTGCATTTTTAAATGCGTTAACTGTATCATGTCTGCAAAACCAGTTATTTTACTTACTAA